AGTAAATACGCTGGTATCTTTCTTAACAAAGTCGTGCAAACGACCCCATGAGAATTTACCAAATGAACCACTTCCAATACCGATACCTTCAGTTGAACTAACACTTACAGTTACTCTTCTCAAAGCAGTCGCACCAATACCAAGAGCAGGCCCTTGTATAGTTTTAGCACTATGTACTCTGTATATATTATCTAGGAAGGAAGTTCCAACTCCCACTGGTGAAGTTCCGATTGCATTTTCATATGCAGTTAAACCACTACCAATATTCGTATCAAACGCTGTGAAGTAATATCCAGATGCAATACCACTCACAGTAATCGCAGATCCGACAACTGATGCATCACGAAGAACTGAATCTTTTGGAATAAAGAGATCAAATTGTAATGCCGTTCCAATTCCAGCAACTGTTGAAGTTCCGATTCCAACAATATGTCCAAAATCACCCTGATATTTAATACTTGTTAAAGTATCTTGTGTTACAGACTCTGGTTCAACTAATACTAAAGGTGGGTTTGTGTTGGTATATCCAGAACCAGCATTGACAACTGAAATCGCAGATATTGTTCCAACACCAGATACAGTTGCAACAGCTGTTGCATTTGCAGATGTGGTTCCAATACCAGCATGAATTGTTCCAATACCAGCAGTAACACCGATTGAAACATGCGGTGCAACAGTGTAACCTGATCCACCATCAGATATCACAACACTTGATATTGTTCCAGCAGCAGAAACAACTGCGGTTGCAGCCACCCCTGTTTTAGTTGTACGATCAAGAATTAAAGCACCTTGTTTAGTTTCAACAATATCATCAACTTGATTAAACAATGGAACTGCTGTATCTGTGAATACTTCAGTTGATCCAGCAGATACACTCTTAATAATAAAGGCTGTTGGTCGAATACCTGGCTCTAGTTCAACTCGATCTTTACCAATTCCAATATTATTCACAAATACATCTTGAATTTGTTTCTTCCATGTAACTGGTCTTTCAATTGTTCTGATTGTTGTAATACCAGCATCAACGTAGGTATTAGTTGTCACAGTGTCAGATGTTGTGATACCTGTAACTGTTCTTGGTTCTTGTTGGAAAACATCATCTAAACCAATATCAGGATATTTGTTAATTGTAAGACTATCACCAGCTTTGACTGTTTCTAAAATATCAACTTCAATTACATCATTATCAGAACCACGATAATAATAAATTCTTACCTTGTCATCTGTTTTTGGAGCCTCTGAGAATGTAACTTGAGATCCACCGTTAAAGACATAACTTTCAAAAGGAACTTGAATAATATCATTTAAGAAGATTAAACAATTGTCCTCAACACGAATCGGAGATCCTTGTGCAGCTCTTAATGTAATCGGTGTTTCAACTGCACCAATTGTTTTTGTAATTGGGAAAGTTCTTCTATTTCCATCAAATAGATTTTCAAATGAATTTAATTTTTCTAATTCACCGAATGTAAATCCAGCAAAACTATCATTAAACACATCTAAAACAGTCAATTCAAAATCTTTAACAACTTTATTTGCATCAGTTAGAATACCAGCTTGACCACCCTCTTCAATTGTAAGAACATCATTGATTTTATAATTATATCCAAAATTTGTAATCTGGAAACTAATTACACTTGATGCAGTTCCAACACGAACTGATACTGATGCACCAATACCTGTAGTGCTACCTACCAATCTCATGTTCTCATAATTAAGTGGTTTTTCAAATTCTAGAGTTGGAGGAGTTGCAGAACTAAATCCTGATCCACCATTCGTGATAGTTACAGATGTAACTAAACCAGCACTGACATTTGCCTTACCTATAGTTGTAACACCAGAACTTGTAACAGCTCTAACAAGAATATTAGTTTGTAATCCAACACGATATCCAGATCCACTATTACCAATCGATACTGATTCAACTGTTCCAGCAGCAGATACGATTGCAGTTCCACCAGCAGCGACTAAAGGTTGATATCCAAATGATGATGTCTCACCAACAGAAACAATAATACCACCTCTAGGAACTGATGATACATTTACATCATAATTATTTGTGACTCCAACGCCAGTAAAACTTACAGATGTAATACCAGCAGTTTCAACAATATTATAATCATCATTTGGATTTTGGAATATCTCGTTTAGAAGTAAAACACCTGTGTTTGTTGCAAATCCAGTAACATTTGAACCACCAGATTTTAAAATAAAGTTTGTAGCAATTCCTGTAAATTGATTTTCAAATGTATCAAATACAAAGTTATTTGCATATGTCTCTTGACTTCCGCCAGGAATACCAGTGTGAGTGAATATACGACCCACAAATGTAGATGTGGTTGTCAAACCAGCAGGGCCTTTTGATCCTTTTGGTGCATCTGTGAAGTTAATTGTATCTCTTACAATTTGATAATTACCCAAGAACTTAGTTACGGTATCACCAGCACTATGATTTGCAAGTGCAGAATTAAGTTGTCCCTTTTTAACAAGAATTTGATTTGTAGATCCAATACCAACTGTATCAATCTTCATAAATTCATCATTAATTTTAATAATATCTCCAGAGAAGAATGATGATATACCTGTTAAAGTTATAAAGTCTGAAGTTAATAAAGAATCAAATGCTAATGTTGTATTAACAGGAGATTGTATAACTGGACTTTGAATATTATTATCAAGAGTAATAAGAGCCTTAGAATTAAGATTTTTAGATGTAAATGAGTGTGTTGTTCCAACACCAACAGCTGTGACATCTATGACTTTTGGAACGGCTTGAAGTGCCTCAGCAGCAGTTCTAGAAATCTTAAATTTATTTTCCGCAATCTTAACAGCGAAAACAGTAGATGGTAACTTATTGGTAACACCGATTCCACTAATCGCGGTTGCTGCAATACCGATACTCATTGTTGTACCAGCACCTGTGGGTGTGTAAGTTAATTCTTCACCAGTTTGGAAGAAGTGATTATCAACTATAAACGTATCATTTGTAACATCAACGACTGCAGCATCAGATGAATCAAATGTTTTATGGAAGATTGAATCACCAGTATGTTTTAAATTGAATGAGAATTTAACATCATTTTCAGTTCCAGTATATGATCCCTCAGCTGATTTTAATCTAGAATCTGTAAATGTAACTAAACCAACTCCACCAGTTCCAGATTCATTGAAGTTATATTGGAATACTTTTGTGGTGACTGCTGTATTTGCTGGAGGAGTTAAACGAAGTTCAATATCACCACCAGTTGCAGATGAATATCCAACACCGACAGTTCCAATACCAGAGAAACTAGTAACATTGGTGGAGAAGTTATCCATGTAACCAAACTCTACAAATTGTGGAGTAATGGTATCATGAATTGCAGTCACCTGAGTAACAGCGTATCGATCATTTGTAGTATCATGTATTTCAATTAATGCATCAAAAGCAGTATATGTGACAGAATTAATTCCACTAATTCGAGTTGGTTGTGGAGTTCCTGTTGCTGCAATATTGGTCGTTGTGGTTAATACTTCAGTAAGAGATATAGTTGTACTTCCGATTCCAGTTGCAGTTCCTCCGATTGCGACTTGATGAACTCTCATTGTGACACCAACACCAGTCGTGGGTGTGAAATATACACTTGTAATACCTGATCTTACATCTGCACCAAATGTTCCAAGACCTACGTTTGGAGAATTACTTTGAGAGGTGTTCTCATTAATCATCTGTGCATAATCTAAAAGATACACTTCTTCACTATCATTAAGAACAACTAGTTCATTTAATTGAGTTCTTTGATCACCATCCAACTCCTGTGTCTGGATGAATAACTTGGAGGTTGTAATTGCGGTTGATCCAAATCCCACAACTTGAACTGGAGACGGATCTGTAGATCCAATACCAGATGAGGTAGAAATAATGTCATATCCTGTTCCGAGTGATAATGTACTAATACCAGTTTGTGTATTTTTAAATGTCTCAATTGCAAATATTCTTAAAGCATAATTATTAAATCTAGATTTAGCTGGAAGATATCTTAAGTTTCCAGTTGATCCTGTAATACTTAGATCAAAATCACCAAGATCGATTGCAGTTTCAACACGACCAAAAGGCATCATATATCCAAGAGATCCATCATGAAGTAAGTTAATTTGAATTATTTCTTTCTCTCCAGAAAATCTTGTATCAAAGACCATAACATAAAACTTTACTCCATCAATGTCATCAAGATTAAAACTAAACACATCGGAGAAGGCAGTTGCACGAGGTAAATCATTAAACTCAGAACTTACACTATCAATTGAAATCGCTCTGTTTGTTCTTGACTCAATGTAATCAGTTAAAACTTTATTATTAAAATTAATCTCATCAGATGCAAATAAACCACTAATATTTTTAGAATTTTCTGTAACTAAATCAAAGTCATATGAATTATGAAGAGATTCCTTTTCACTTACTAAATCAGCGACAACTACAACAGGAGAAGATGATACTCCAACAGAGGCATTTCTACGATTCTTATCATCAGTTGATGCAGTTGATACAATAGTTACATCAGCAAAATTTCTAAATCCAACAACATGTCCAAGACTATTAACTGGATCTTTCCAAGTATCATATTGAACTGGACTTTGTAAAGAATATGCAAACGTTTGATAATAATCATTATCTGCTAATTTTTGCAACTCAGTGTTTAGTTTTCCAGTTTCTTTACGGAAACCACTTCTAAATTCAGAGTCAGAATCAATATTAAAGGTCGAGTTAAACTTAGTTGTTTGTTCAATTACTGCAATTGATTTTGATGAAGCACCATTGATTGATTCACCAACGTTAAAAGTATCATTTGAAAGAACTTTAAGATACTTATTATTCTCATTCCATGCAACAACTGTTCCAACTTTATCACCTGTGCTCACAGTTTCACCAACACTAAATTGATTTGTTTCTACACTAATGTTGAATGTAGAGAGATTTTCAAATGGTATTGCTTGTCCAGATGATTTTGATGCATCAAATAAGCCTGGACTTGTAACAGATCTATCTAAATTATATGATACAGTTGCATTTCCTCCGCCTGGGTTGGTATTTACACCAGTAATTGTAAATGATTCGTAATTGTAATCGGATGAGTTAAATCCACTTCCTGTAGATCCGATACCAATATTCTCAACATAAATTTTCTTACCTAACTCAAATGGATATGTTGTTGAATCATATGAACCCTCAAGAGTCAAAGTTACAAGATTCGTACCACCAGTGAATGATAGATTCTTAACTTTAATACCATTATTATTATTTGTAGGAACAATTCTTGGATTTGTATCATATAATGAATTTGTGTTTCTTAATATTCTAACTTCAGATACAGATGTTCCCTGTATATCAACAGCCGTTATAACTTCATTTTTAACTTGTCCAGTTACGCGATCAATTATAACAATATTTGGTGGTTGAACATAATTTTTACCGCCAGAACTAATACCAATATTTGAAATTTTAGATAAACGATCTAATCTTAAGATTTGTGGTAATTGTACAGATGGTTGAATTGTTTTATCTGCTGAATAGTCAAATCCAAGATTTTTAATTGTGTATCTTCTTAATCTACCTGTTTCATTACTGTTTAATCGAACAACACCACCAACTCCAAGTGTTGATCCAATTGAAGTAACAACAGGAATATTTTGATAATTTTTTCCTTTTGATATAATTCTAATATCATTAATTGAACCAACCGCAGTTAAGGAGGATGTGTTGTATTTTAAAACAGTTGCTTCATTCTTTGTATATCCATCTTTTTCTGGTTGAGATCCCATCACAAATGTGAATGTTGTGCTTCCAATACCTGTAACTACATAAGAACCATTATATTGACTATCAGATATTTTTAAACTTGAATAATTAATGACATCAGTATCAATGATTGGATCTCTCTTAAATGGAGCATTAATATTTAAATTAACAGGTGTTAATTTATAAAATAAATCATTTGGAGTGTTTTCTGTTACAGAAACATCAACTCTTGCAGTTGTTGTAACACCAACTGTTCCAACACCAACAACTTGGAATCCACCATCCTCTTTATTATTAAAATATGGATTAGTAAAATTAGTGTCTCTGAATAATTGAAAATCAAATACTTGTGTTCTCTTTCCAGATACAACTTGTGTAAGAGATGTGTCGGATACAGCAAATCCAACTTTATATCCACGAGTTAATGAAAGAGGTGGATTGATAAGTGCAATTGTATGACCTGATCCTGTTGATGTAAATGATATGACATCTGGTACAATTTTATTTGATTTAAAAGCGGTTTCACATAATCTGAATGTGTTATCATCAATTCTAACTACAAAATAAGTGAAGTTACTTTTTAAAGGATTAATTGTATTTGCAGATTTATAAAGAACTTTATCTCCAGTTTTAAATCCATGATTTATAAATGTAATGGTATTAGACTCCGTATCAACAGCAGATGCACCAAAGGTAATTGGGTTTATAAAAGTTCTTCGAGTAGTGTCATCAAATTGAACATCAAAAGAAGTGGTAATGCCAGGTGTGACAGATACATTAACACGATCATTTGCTTGTAATTTGTGTGGTTCTTTACAAACTACAGTTCCAACAACTTTTTCTGCAAAACCAGTGATTTCGGTTCTTTGTGGTTTTAAACTATGAACTACTCCAGTTCCATGATCTTTAAAGAACAATTGATATGCAGTTGATCCAATACCTGTGACAGATCCAGTTGAACCAATTGCAACAGGGTTGGTTGATAATCCAAGCAAATTAACACCATTGTTAATTGCAAAGACTGGAGAATTGTTTGTTAATCTGAATGTTTGACCGATACCATTTGATACCTGTAAAGTAGTTCCTTCGTCACTTGAATATAAAAGTTTATCGCCAGTTTTAAATCCATGACTTTGTAGGAATATATTTTGAGTTGGAACAAATCTTTCTGTAGATCCACCACCTATAACTTTAAATGAATATCTAATTGTTGATCCAATACCGACACCAGCTGACTCTCCGAGAGCAACACTTTCAATCGGATTAAAGTAGTAGGGAATATTAACTCTGGTTTGTATATCAGTATTAATACCTAGATTAAACGTGATTGTCCGATTTAGATTAGTTACTAAGGACGCACTCGTATGTGCTGTGCCTAAGATACCATCAAATTCTCTCTTGACACGAATTTTATCATTTACATTATCAACATTTAAAACTAAAAATCTTTCCGTTGTAATACCTAGAACATCATTGGCTGAGACTCCATTTCGAGATAAATCGCCAGTTACAGAAATATCTGTGACAATACCAGTTGCACCTGTTGTTCCAATACCTGTATTTAATTGTAGGAATGAGGTATTAAATCCAATTTGATGTCTTCCATCCAATCTTCTTAATGTATCTGTAGAAAGTCCAGAGATAGTGACAATATCACCAACGACTAAATCATGTGGTTGAGATGAAAGTCCTGTAACTTGTCCGTTTGAATTATTATATGAAAATACTAAATTTTCAATCTTAACAACAGTTGAAGCAATTGATATGATTTCTTGACCTTCTACTTTTGATATTTCACCTGAGAATCCATTTCCTTTATCTAAACTTAAGACACGAAGATCATCTTTAACCTGATATCCAGATCCAGCACTTAGTAATTCAAATTGATTAATTCGACCAGCAGATGCATAATTAACTTCAATTTCCTGATCAACTAATTTACGACTATCATGTATTCCTTCATAATCAACACCAGAAGAATCAAGTTTATATGGATTTGTATTTCTACGAAGATTAAGTGTGTTTAAATCTAAATCTTGATTATTTGTTTCAATAAAGTTAAACTCATCTGGTTTTGCAGCATAACTATTACCGATTAAATATGGAAAAACAGGAGAACGGAAATTCTTAAACGTTCCACTTGTTTCATTTTCATTAGGGTTAATTGTTGCAAAGTAAGCAAAAGTTCCATTTGGATAATCTGGTGTAATGCAGTATCTACCATTATTCTCATCTAAATCACCATTTCCAAGATATTCAAAATCATCGATGAAGAAACCTAGTGGGAAAGTAGCTATTGGAGGGCCATCATCACGATTTGTTTTTAAAGAATAACCAGATCTCATGATTCTTACGTCACCACCATCTTTACGATCATATCCGTAAGGGCCGTAAATTGGATTACCATCATAAGCCCATCCTATAATTGGTGAATGATTTAAAGATACTTGTTCAGCATTGTTTAAAAGATTTAAATCATTAGATGTGTAATCAATAGTTCCGTCACTATTTTTTGATTTTAATATTTTTCTTAAACCTCTAGGTGCGTAGAATGAGGTAAATTTAATTCCCTCATCATTGTTACCTCTTGATAGGAATCCGTCATCACCATAAAATATATCTTCGTATCTCTTGACGTTATTAACTTCCCAAGATCTAATTTTTGGTAGGAATACGGCGCCAGTGCCAGGAATAATCTCTTGAACAGAAACTGAAGCAGTTGAGTAACCAACACCACCATTATCAACTGTAACTGAATTAACTTGTCCATTACTAATTGAAGATATGATTTTTGCACCAACACCATCACCAAGTATTTGTAAATCTGGAGGAGATGTATATTCAGATCCAGATCGAGTAACAATCACAGATTGTATTCTTCCGTTCGTTACAATTGCTTTATATTCTGAGGATGAACCAGAAGAAACTCTAACTGTTGGAGGAATACTAAAGTTAAAAGTAGAATCATTTCCATATCCAAGACCAGGCTTTTCAACATTAATTGATGTTAGAGATCCTCGAACGATTGGATTTACTTTTGCATGATAATTTTCTGGTGAAACAGTATTAATACCAATTACACCTTTTACATTTACAGTGATTGGTGGATAATTAAATACATGATCTCCAGATCCAATTGATGTTAATCCGACAAATTGTTTTGAAATATAATTTGCATCTGATAAAGTTGAACCAATACCAGCAGCTGCCAATCTAAAACGATTATCACTTATTTTTAAAACATAATAATCTTGATCGGTATCAAGTCCTCCGATTGTAACTCCAATTCCTGAGTGTGAATATCTAATTATTTCACCATCTTTAAACCCATGACTTTTATATTCAATAAAATCTGAATAAGTATTAATACCACTTGTGGGAATTAATCTTCTTTTATTTTCATATCCCTCGCCAGGATTCTCTACAATAATTTGTCCTAATACAAGTTTTTTATTTAAACTTTGAAATCTTTGTGATCCATCAGCAAAACCAGTAAGATTAATGAGATTAGATTTGGTAAGTGCATCATTCTGATTATTTGCAAGTTTAATCGTTGTGTTATTTACTTTTGATACAAAGTAAATTGATTCATTAACAAGTCTTTGATCTGGTGTTGATTGAATTTGATCTGTTGTAATACCAGCACTTGCGATACCGATTGCACCAGTATTAAAGGTTTTATAGATTACAGCTTCTCCATCACGGAATTTGTGAAATGTTCCGAAACCAATTGTATCATTTGCAATATTAATTGCATTACCTGTTGATGACGCATCAAAATCAACAAAATGATCTATCTGTTTTAATCTTGCTCTTGCGATTGCATTTTGACCGTTACCACCATTAATTTCAATTACAGGCGGTGCAACGTAATCAAAGCCTGGATCTACAATGTCTATCCTTTCAAATGATCCTCTGACGTTCGCCGTTGCACTTACACCAGCACCAGTTAAACTTTCAACAGACACCGTTGGTGGTGTAATCACATCAAATTGTGATCCTCCCTCCAATACATCTATAGATTCAATACCACCAAATTGAATAACATCACCTGACTTATAGTTTGATATCTCTGTACCATTTACAAGGATGCCAGTGGTGCCTGGCGCTGTCTCACGCCTTGCCCCGTCAAACAGTGGATTGAGAGATATTCTTTTTAATAATTTTTGATGATCAAGTTTTTTGTTTGCAAGATCAGGAACGGAGATTTTAAATGTTCCGTTTCCTGTAGCATCTACAAAATCACCATTAACTAAATCTGGTAGTGAGTTCGCAAGACGAATATTATTTGAACTTACACGACTCACATAATAATTTTTACCATCAATCAGTTGTCCTAAGAATCCACTAATCACATTATAAGTAACAACTTCTCCAGAATAGAATCCATGATCCGCTGCACCTTCTGTAACCTGTATTAACTGTATAACGTCTCCGCCAGTCGCGCCAGTCCATGTTACAGAACGATCTGGTGCAACGATAGGTTCATTACCTAAACTTGGTAAGGAAGGTGATGTAACGTATGCATGGGGATGTGGAGGTAATGCTGCTGCGTTATCACTTTCATGATCATATACATTTTGAACATCAACAGTATATTTTGTGATATTATCATGTAATGAACTATTTCCTCTCTTTAATCTTCTACGAATAAACGCAAAGTTAGATTCACTTACATTAGGTAAGTCACCAAGAACAAATGATGAACCACTGATGACACTTAAAACACGACCAACACTTAGAACAGAATTTTGTCCATCTAATACTTCAATTTGATCTTCTTCTAAAAATCCATGATCAGATCGAGTTGAAACATTAAAACTACTACTTGATTGACGAGTAACAGTATTTGGGGTAAATTTAACAGCTGTATTATAAACCCATGATCCAAAGTTAGAATCCTCAGAACTCTTATTAACACCGAATGATCCAACTTTTACTTTATCACCTTTGTTGAAGTAAAAAGTTTCATTAGGAATTGGAAAATCTTTTAAAACACCAGTGATTAAAAATTCAATTTTTTTAGTATTATTTGCAAAAGAATAACCATACGCAACATTATTGTATCTTACATCATCACCAATATTTAAAACATCCACAGCTGTTGGTAGTCCAACAAATTGATTTGATGTTTTACTAGTATATGTAACAACACCAGCGTTACTCGCAGTTGGTAATGATAAAGAACCGCTTGTTGGGAATCCAACTGTGGTATCAACTGTCATAACAGTTGAACCAATCGTAACTGGATTCACAATACGAGTTCTGCCTGGAATTACAAAATTACCATCAATTGAATCTTTTGATACGGTAATTTGATAATAATGTTCTCCTCCGTATATAAAATCCTTTACATCTGATATCGCACCAGAGGCGCCTTGAATATTATCGTCATCTTCATCATCATCTTGAAAAAGAGTTGATCCTTTTAAATTTCGAGGATCGCCTGTGATTGGTTTAACAACAAAGTCCTGTCCAAAACCATAATCAGCGTCTGATGGTTTAATTAAAAACTCTGATGGTTTAATAATATTAACTTCTTCACCATATAATGCTCTGAATAATATTTTATATGACTCTTCTGTTCCTTTTGTTTTATAAAAATCTTTAATTTGACGAATAAACTTAACTTGATCTAAATCACTATCTAATTTACGATTCTCAAAACCACTCGCATAAGTTGTTTTAAGTTTATTAAAGAACTCACGAATAAAAAGATTTGATAAATTATGAACTTTTGAACCACCAGTATGAGATGCACCTACGGTTGTATTAAATGATAGTAAGTCAGGTCTTGTAGGTTGATCCATTGCATCAACACCACTAAATCCACGAATACACCCTGTAAATGATGTTGTTCCTAAACCAGTATAAGTGATGATCTCATCATCAATTTTAAGTAATCCATATTTACTTGGATACCCTTTTGTTGAATCAACAAAGATTGTAGATGAGTAAGATTCAGTATTTGTAGATAATCCAGTAAATTCTGTAAGTCCAGCACCAACATATGTTTGTAATTTAGTATATCGATCTAAATTTTCAGCAATATTTGTAGATCCACCTTGATATTCTTGTGAAATATAATACTGCTTCATGAAATCCACAAAAAGCGGACTTTCTGCTTGCACAAACTCAGGTAACTGATTTTCAATTACCTGATTAATTTCGACTCTTTGTATTGATGTGTCAATCATTAATATCCGCCGCCAGAGCTAGATCCACCGCCACCACCCGATGATGTAGGTGTGCTGGTTGTGGTTGTACTTGTTGTAGTTGTTGATGCGTATGTTCCACCAGTTGATCTAGTAGTTGAAGTGCCAGTTGCTGATGATGGAAGCAATGTAGTAGTAGTTGAAACTGGAGAATTTGATTTTCGAGTGAAAGTTGGAGTATAATAACTATGAATATGTGGTAATCTTGATCCAGATGTATTTTCACCAGATGCAATTACATCTTGGAACATATTAATTGTTGTGTTTGACATATCAAATTTAATATACAAATCTCGAAGACCAACAACATCATTTGAATGAGGAATTGCTTGAATTTCAACTACATCATTTGCAATCACTGTTGAGGTGATATTACAAGTATCTATAAGAACTTCACCGATTAAATATTTAACTGTTCCAGCATTTTTCTTAATAATATTTGGAGTTCCTCCCTCTTCATATGTGAAGAAGAACATACGACCTGTTTCACGATCAACCACTTCATCTGCCATATAAACTGTTCCTACAACACCCTCAATTGTAAATCCAGTTGATACAACATTGTATGCAGACTCTTGACTATGAATATGATTACCAAAACAAACCTCATATTGAGCAAATTGACCTAAAACTGCCTTTAAATTACGTCTAATTGTGACAAGAGTGATATTTGAAGTAATTGATGAATCAACACTATCAACTAAAGATACCGCCTTACTATATTTAAATCGACCACCAAACTTATTCACATCAATTGATCTTGAATATTGACTTAATGCATTTGAAATACCAGTTTTAAGATTTTCTGGATCATCGTTCAAACTTGGGTTATAATATGGATTAACTTGTAATTCAACATACAAATATTTAAGATCAAGAAACTCTGGTACAATACCAGCAACCGCATAGCTCTTTAATTTTTGAATTAATTCTCTTTTTGTCTCATCTGATAAAAAATCACCATTTCGAGGTTTAACTGTAATAAAGACTTTACCAAAACGAGGTGGAGACATCTCTTCACCACCAAAAGCAGTCACAGACTCAACGTTAGGATAAATGTAACCTAAAACTGATTCATAATCAGATGATGTAACTGCACGATACTGTGAAGAATAGATTCGAGGTGCATAATATTTAATTGAAGAGATTGATTCAATATTATCACCATCTCTTGATTTGTCCTCCGTGGTTACAAGACCGATTAAAGATGGATTTATCGATCCTCCATCTTGATTTGTAATATTTCCAACAAAACTAAACTCGGAAGCGCCATTTCCATCTCTTCCATCTGTCATAATGTAAGAAACTTCGACTACATTACCATTTGATAACTTTTTAGCAATTACATTATCACCAAAAATTAGTTCATAACGTTCATCTTCAATTTCTTGTAATAGGTATGATGATGATGTTGATGTAATTCCAATAATATTGTCAATTTGTTTATATGTGACTGAAGATGTTGATGTTGATGAGGCTTTAACCTTAACTTTAATTGTGGAAGTATCAATCGATGGATTATCAAGTATATATTTTTGATTTGTGAGTGATGTATCAACAGTGAATTCCTGTGAAACAAAATTACCTTCGTAAATCTCAATATTATTAAAATTACCAACTCCATTCACTACTGGAATTGTAATATTCTCTGGAAGAGAAAATATGTAATTTGTATTATCACCAGAACCATTACAAACAATACCAGAGTTTAAAGTAAGTGTTGATGTCTCAGTTAAACCACTGACAGTAAAAGATATTCTTGCTCTTGCAGATCGACTTGATCTTGGCACATACCCAATGTTTCTAGCAAGCGCCACAACGTTCTCTCGAAGGGTTGCAGAGTCAAGAAAACACTCGTTCGCTGCCATATTCGTATTATAGGCAGTCGTATATGTATTATATGCCAAGGCATCGATAATGATTGAAAGGTTTGACCCTTCAAAATCATAATCAGTAAAATTTGTATTCGCCCTCAGATAATCTCTGATAGACTGTTTAATTTGATCAAAATCTAAATTAACGTATTGACCGAAAGCCATTATACTCTAGCTGGGAAAATGAGAACATCCACTTCTTGCGTTGGTGATGGAATACCAACAATATCATATTGAACTGTACAATTCATTTCATGTGAATCAGGAATAACTGTCACAGTTGCTATTATATTATCAATTCTTGGTTCATAATTCAACAAAGATGATTGAATTTCATCTTGAATTCTTATTTGTTCCAAAGATGTATTTAATTCAAAGAGTGATTCATTAATCACTGATCCAAAATTCGGTTCAAATGGTTTCTCACCGAGAATTGTAAAAATTATGTTTTTAACAGACCTCTTAATTGCATCCTCATCACGAAGAGTCACAAGGTCATTCGTTACAGGATGACGTTTGAATGATAAGTTAATATCTCTGAATGCCTTAGAAGCCACTATATACACAAAAAGTTTCCTGTTTTATTTATACCTATTTTTTACCTTTTTATCTCACGAATTTGATAATCTATCGAATATAAGTTGTCAATGATGTATTTAGCAGCTATTTTTGGATCTTTTTCACCACAAGTGTAAAAATCAGCGCTCA